GTCGTTTTGCGGTATAATATCCGACCCAGATGAACTTATAAATGTGACAGACCAAATTAAAGCTATGTCGAAATTTGGATGGACCACCAAAGAGTACGCACAAGCGAGAGATAAGAAGTTGAAAAAGCTTCTCAGAGCCAAGGCTCTTTCTCTGATATTTAGTTATCATGGGTGTCCTATACTTGATGCATTGGCGCGTTATGCCCTTCGTATGACATCAGGTGTCAAATACTTGTTACCTTCTACTATGTCTTATTATGATAGACGCAGATTTCACGAAATGAGACTGTATTATAATAATACTATACCTGAGACCCAAGTTGGTCTCAAAACTCGCTTACTAGTTGAAAAGAGATATAAAATCTCATTTGCAGACCAATTGGCTATTGAAAATTATTTGGATAACTTGACGACAATACGACCGTTAGATCACCCGCTCATAATGAAGCACTGCAGTCCTGTTCACCGTGACTATTTTAGTAAATATTCATTTACATTCCGGAATGTTAAAGAGGTAGATTCCTCAAACAATTATTTGGTGCATTATGGGCTTCGAGACCATTACAAGTCATTAAATTGTTTCAATGCCAAAACGATACGCAGTTACCCGTAGACGTAAAGGAGCGGCCCGTCCCCGCCAAGTAAGACGAGTTAAACCCATGCCACGGGTTAATACTATTAATATAAACCGTAGGAACAACCCGAGGCCGCGGCCTCAGGCTAGAAATCCACGTGAACAGCAAGTTATGACCTATATCAATAGGTTTGGCCCAGCCGCAGCTGCAATAGCCGGTGGAGCACTCACAAGAGGAATAACAGGGCTGATTCGAGGGTTTGGGGATTACAACATTAAAAGTAATTCGATAATGAGCCCGCCAGAAGTTAAGAACTCAACTACGAATGGTATGATTGTACGCCATCGTGAATATTTGGGGGATATTAATGCTACAATTTTGTTTAATCTTGCATCTTATCCACTCAATCCAGGGATCGCAGAGACTTTTCCTTGGTTGTCATCAATTGCAAACTCCTTCGAACAATATCGTTTTAGAGGGATACTTTTCGAGTTTAAATCTATGTCTTCTGACGCAGTCTTATCCACTGGTGCAAATTCTGCACTTGGTTCTGTCATTATGTCAACACAGTATGACCCACTTGACAGTCCCTTTGCCAATAAATACCAGATGGAGAATTACCAGTTCGCTAATTCCGCGAAACCATCAATCACGTTTATACACCCTGTTGAATGTGCGAGAAGCCAAACGCCCATTGACCAACTGTTCATTAGAGATGGAGGGGTACCTGCTAATGCCGACATACGCTTATATGATTTAGGCGTTTTTAATCTTGCCACTGTCGGAATGCAGGCAAATCAGGGCGTCATAGGTGAACTTTGGGTCACTTATGAATGTGAACTCTATAAACCAAAATTAATTGAGAGTTCCGACCCGTTAGAATTGGCCGATCATTTTGTTATGACCGCGCCGACTAACACACAGCCGTTTTTAACCGCTACGTTGAAACCAGGTTCAACGCTGAATAGTACGTTAACGACTGCCTCCATTGTTCTTCCTGTTACTGTTAGTAACGGTTTGTTTAATATTATCTATGCTATCAATGGTGGTTCCACTGCACTAACTAGGCCAACGGTTACTTTCTTTAACTGTGCTAGCGTAAATATGTTTGCGGGGAACACCATTGCTTATTCAGATAATGGCAGTACAACTGCCCCAACTTATATTATAAGTATTTTTATTAGAGTAAGTGGGCCACGGCCCGTTATTACTTTTGGGACGGGAGGTGTGTATCCAACAGCCGCCACATCTGCCGATCTCTATATCATTCAATTGCCTGGTGACATTACTTCTACGGAATATGTCAATGTGGGTCAGGATCTGCAATCAGACCTTACCCCTACAATTGATGATGATTATGCATCCGAAACCTGTTCTGATGACGAGTATTTACTAACTGAAATGTTAGATAGGATGCGGTTGCAGAGACGTAAGCTGAAGAGACAGCGGTCCTGCAATTCTTTAGAACCTTCGTTGCGTGAGGATTCTAAGAAAAATTAGAGCTGTTAAATGCGC